CCGCTCTCCTCCATCCAGAAGATCGACGGCGTCGGCGGCGTCGGCGGCGGGGGCGGCGCGATTGACAACGAGGCGCTGTCAGGCGGTTTTGGCGGTGGGAGGCGTGATGTGTCGCTCTGCCCCAGCCACTGTCCGACGTCGTTTGGCAGGAACTCGCCCTTCGGCGCGCCGGGTGGGAGGGCGAGATCGTCGATTCGACGGTTCGGTGGCAGACGCGGCGTGTCGCTCTGTCCGAGCCATTGCGAAACGAACGTCGTTGGCGTCGCGCTCGCGATGACGCCGATCGGCGCTGCGAGGTCGGCCATGCCCGTCTTCGGCGGTGGCGGGCGAACGTCACTCTGCCCCATCCACTGCAAGACGAGGACCGATGCGATGTAGAATGTGTAGGCGATCTGGCCCGCGGCGCCATTGCCGCCGGTGCCGGCGCCGCCGCCCCCGCCGCCCCCGCCCGGCTGGACGCCCGGCGCCTTAGCGCCGCTATAGTTAGAATTGCCGCCAGCGCCCCCGTCTGGAGTTCCCCCGGCCCCCCCAGAGCTGCTTCCCCCGTTAGATCCATTGCCAGCCGATCCGGCGCCCCCGCCGCCCCCGCCGACACTAATACCCGCAGTGCCCCCGGTAAAACCGGACGCGCCGCTCGGTCCAAAACCACCGCCCGGAGGCGGCGTCGTCGTGTCATCTGCGGTGCCGCCGACCGCAAAGACGCCGTTAGCGATGACCGCCGGCTGAGAATTGGCGGATACGTTAAGCCACGAATTGTTTCCGTTTGCGCCGGCCCCGATTGTGCCGGTTTTTACCGCACCGACATTCCAAAAAAGCGTGCTGCCGCCCGAGATGGGGCAGGTGGCTTTTGCATAACCGCCGCCGCCGCCGCCGTTGGCGTAGCTGGACGTTGCGCCGCCGCCGCCGCCGCCCCCGCCCCACGCCTCGACGAGAACTTGATAGGTCCCCGCTGGGGCGACGACGCTCCCCGCGCCTGCTGCGGTGATGATGACGCGAGTCATGCGCTATGACGACGCACATTCAAACATGCTGCGGCGCGACTCCATGCGGTCAAGCCACTTCTCAATCGGCCGGCAACCTTTGCCGACACAGCGCAGGCAGATCGGTCCGTTGCAGCAATGGCACCACGCGCCGATTGCGTCGTCGGTTGCCGACTTGAACGGCGGCTTGTCCATGACCTTTGAACAATGGAGGCATGTGAACGTGTCCGTTTCGGTCGGGTGCGCAAACGCCGGATCGGTGATGATGCTGTATCCGCGAGATTTTCTTTGTCGGCTAGGCCCCATGGTCTCGGTCCCAGATGAATCGCGTGTAGTCGGAGAATTCGGCTTTGTTCCATCCGGTTTGGTTGTCACACAGCGGAAAGACGAAGCCTTCGCCGTTGTAGGAGAAATTCCACGCCTTTGCGTCGGCCTCGATTACGACGGGAGCGCCGCCGGGGCCACGCATTGCCAGCTTCGTGTTGCTGCACACGACGCGCGTGTCCGTCGCATTCGCTGGGTTGTTCGAGTTCGCTTCCGGGCCGACGCCGCGCGGCGCGACGTAGCCCTTGTCGTTTTCGGTGAGATGGCCTCGCACCTGTTCGAGCGCAGGCGCGCCGCAGACCTTGCAGGCTTTCACAGGTCGTCATACTCCATGCCGAACAGGACGTTCGACGCATAGGTCGGCGACAGCGCAATCAGCGCCAGACCAACGAGGTTGGTCGCCGCCCAGGTCAGCATGGCGTCGGTGTCCTGCGCTGCCCATTGCATCGACGCGCGTTGGTTGAGCGAGCGCGAGAAGATGTCGAGCGTGTAGGTGCCCTCAGCGGTGTAGGCGTTGTGGGCGACCATGCGTGAAGCGACATCCGCCGGGTTCAGCGGGTCGGGCGTGAACACAGTCGAGGTGCCGTCGGCGGTGGCGCGCTGCACCTCGTAGACGATCTGACAGTCGGTGGCGTTGGGGGCGCCGTCGGGGCCCATCTGTAGCGCCACGGCGCGGCCGCGGCAGAGCGTGGCGGTTGCTGACCACACTTGAACTTGGGTTTTGAATGTCGTGGTGATCGCCTGTTGGGCGTTGGTCATGCGGTTGTCGACATGATAGCGAGACATGGTTTTCTCCTTCGGTTACTTCTTGCCGCCTTGGTGGATGGCGAGTTTCATTTGCGATTCTTTTTCGGCCGCTTCGGCTTTTGCAATTTCGCGGCGCATGATGTTGGCCTGAACGCTTTCGGGATCGGTGACGTCGAGATGCTCGACCGCCTCGATCGGCGACAGCAGGCCGGTCTTCAGCATGTCGAAGATCAGCGCTTTGCCGTCGGCCGAGAATGCCGGCGATGAGCTGTGTTCGTCGACCGTTAGCGTCACGTCGTCGGGTAAATCGCCGAAGCTGAAGTAGACCGGAACCAGCCCTTTGGCTGGCGGCGTCAGCAGCAGGTTTTCTTCCGGCGTTGACACGTTCTGCAGCGACGCTTCGGCTTCGGGAACCCAAGCGACCAACTTTTTGGCGACGTGGACGCGCGCCATGTCGAGCGTCAGCGCGCCGCTGCGCTCGATGTCGCGTTCGATCAGCAGCGCCCTATCCTTGAAGCGTGGCGAGAACATGCGAACCAGCGTGTCGGCATGTGCGCCGGAGCGCACACCCTTTTCGCCGTGGCCTTTGGCGATCGGCGGCACGCCCATCATCTCGTCGAACATGCGCTCGTATTCGTGCAACGAGGCCCACAGGTCCTGCGGAATTTCGATGCGATCTTTTTCGATCTTGGCGTTGGCGTTCATCTCGACGTAGTGGCCGCCTGGCTTCTTGTATTTCGACAGCGCCAGCTGGTTGACGCCAGTCGAGCCGACGAACTTGGTCGTCGGGTCTTCCTGCATGCGCAGCATCTTGTTCGTGCCGACGAGTCGCGCGTTGATCGCCTCTTGCAGGAAGATCAGCCGCTGCACCTCGGACGCGCCCCAGAAGTAGGTTGGCACAGGGTTCGGGCAGAATGTCGAATAGGGGTGATCACCCTTCAGACACGGCGCCGAAGTTTGTGACGACGGGTCGAACGCTAGCGCGTTCTGAATCGTGTATTTTCCCATCACCAAGAGGTCGTCGCCGACGATCTGGAATGTCGCCCAATCCTCGCGCTGGTCGTCCCAAATCCACGTTTCGTTGAGCTCGATCAGTGTTTGCTCGACAGCCGGATCGAGCTGCGGTTGCGGTCGGCCCATCCAGTCGACGCGCCCGTTTATCTGGGGGCCGCCTTGTCCCGCCGCCTGCATCGGGTAGAGCCCGCCGACGGTGATGTTCATCGCCGTGCCGCCGCGCGTGTCGGTCAGACCAGCGCTGTCGCGTGTATAGGCTTTGACCTTTTTCAGCATCTCGTTCTTGTCGGGGTGGTTCTTCACCAGGCCGACGAATTGGTCGAACGTGACCAGCATCGAATGATTGAAGGCGCCCATGTTCTCGTCGAGGCGGTCGTAGTTCTCGCGCAGCACGCCGAAATCTTCAGGCTGCACCAGCCATGTCGACAACCGTCCGCTGGCGAAGCTCTGTTTGATGATTCCTTTGCCGCGCACCAGACCGATGTTGACCGCCTGGCTGAACATCGAATCGCCGTCGCAGCGCCGGTATTGGTTTCGGATGTGCGCGGCTGCGGCACGGCCTTTGGCTTCGTTGATCACCGAGGGATAGTCGGGGTCGCCGATGTGGAAGCGCAGCGATACGGGGGAAAACAGAAGGGATTCGAGGTCGTCGAGCGACACCCACAGCTTGTTGTACATCGCCGGCGTCGTTGCGTCTGACGAGCCGGTGTCGATGTAGCCCTGATAGAAGGCGCCACGGTTCATTCGCGCCTGACGGGACGACATGCAGTGCGACGCGGTCTCGCGGACGAACTGGGTCAGCTGCTTGGCGTCACGGGGTATCCTCATTTTGATACCATCCTATGGTATTGATAAGCTTCGCCTTTTTCGCACGTTATATTGACACGCGCTTCTGGTCCAGCGTAGTCTCTCGGCTCGTAGGGGTGAGGCTAGTCTCTTCCCTCTCGTCAACAAGGAGACTCCCATGGCGCGTCACAAGGGTCGCAAGGGC